CTTTTTCCATAGAGGTTACTTCTTCTTCGTTATCAACGATGAGCCCATTCTCTATGTTCTTATCACTTCCTTCTAAAAGCACTAAATTATATTCACTAAAGCCCAATTCCCAGCTAGCACTAATCTTCATATAGTCTTCGCTAGTTGGATCACCTGAGCTTTCTATTAAGTTTGAAATTTGTTTATTAACTATCTTCCATATAACTCCTCCTAGAGTTACATTGAAAGGACCATTCTTTTCCTTTACTTGTTCTTCAGTCAAGGGCTTGTCGGAGCCGAACTCAGAAAATCCAGCTGTTAAAATAGTACCAATAACTCTATCTCTGTTATGCTCAATATTAATTGGTTTGTTTTTGAAGTCTTTATAGAATGCCATAGCTGTATCTGTATCAACTACATCGCCATTCTTATTAACTCTATTAGCAACAAATGCATTGAAGGCTACGGGAAGTAAGTCAACGTTCTTCTCGGCATCTATTTCTGGTAAAAATTGAGCAACTTCAACAGCAGAGGCTAAAGCTAAATACTTATCTCTTTCTTCAGAGATTACAGGTTTTAGTTCTGAACTAAATATTGTTGTATATTTCATGATATTTTTTAATCTAAGCTATCTAGCCACCTTTGAGCATCTGCTCTCATTTCTTTATCGGTCTGTAGATATAAATCTTCTGTATCGCGGAAGTTATAATTTTCTAAGCCATATTTTTTAATCTCTCGTTCCGCTTCTTTTATTTCTTCCATAGAGGGTTCAAAATGATCTCCGTCATCTATATAACCTGCGCTAGAAGAATTTAAAAACATATTAACTTTTGCTAAAGCCAAAGAAGAATCAAGTGTTTCGGTTAACGCGTTGGTGAAAGTTGCTTTCAGAGTATCCAAAGTTATGTTTTTATCGTTCTTTAAGTTGTGGTCTCTAACTTTGTTTTTTAGCGCCGCGACCATCTTAGAGGAAAACTCTATAGCATCAGAATCTTCATCAGTGAATTCGTTTTGACCACTACAATAAAATTCTACGTCTAGATGATTCATACAGCCTAATTTATTATACACGTATTTTTTTAAAATTTAAAAAAAAATAAAAGAAAACCCCCAAGTAAATTGGGGGTTTAAAATAAATAACAGAACTAAATGTTCTTACTAGAAAGGTCCATCACCAGCTTCGGCAGCCAAATCGTTAGCGATATCTGGAAGAGCGGAAACTCCACCAGCTGTAATCATACCTGACTGCTTATAAGAAAACGTTACGCTGTAACTTCTAGAATATGTATTAACTACCCCAGAGATACCAGTCACTTTACTATTATTTAAAGTTAAGTCACCTCTTGAAATAGTCATGCTAGAAAGACCACTGCCTTGTTTGACTCCTGAATCGTAAGCGACGAATGCGCTATCGAGGACAGCATTTACAAACTTCTGAGCTCCTCCGTCTTTTTCTCCGCCTGCGGCGACTCCTTCAACTTGAAAGTCTCCACTTGCCAAGCCATAGCTTTTTTCTGCAGGATCACCAATAGTATTAAAACCATTACTTTGAGTTCCTTGAGCAGGATCATACCAAGGTGTACCTGTTGCTAAATCTTGACCCGGCGCATTAATCGGGAAAGCTACTCCTGTTACATATGAAGTCAAGTCTGCTGCGCTGACCGGGGTCGTTGTTCCTGCTTGTAAATATTGTATCTTACCTACTCTAGTTGGGTCAGTAAGATATGTCAATTTGCTTCCGTGCTTAGTGTTTAAATTAAAAACTGTATCTTTTGATGCCATAATAAATTTCTCCTGTTATTTATATTCTGAATTACATTAGTTTTTCCTGTTTTGGAAATTTTTTTTTACTCTACATCTCCTAGTTTCTTAAGCTCCGCTAGCTTCTCTTCTGGAGTTGATATTCCACCTATAATTGTGAAAACTGTTAAGTTATTCTTATCTCCACTATATACACCTCTATGTACAACACTTCCAGATCTTAGTAATCTAGTTAGCTGATCAAAAGCTTGATCTAAGTTAGACTGAGGTATATCGTCTAAGACTTCTTTGCCTCCTATGAGGATAGCTCCGGCCGCGTTTGCTGTTGAAATATCTATGCCGCCAGACATGCTTCCGCCTTGAGCAATACTTCTAACAGCTCTAGAAATATTTACTGGGTCCTTCCAATCTGCGACAGGCGTGGCTCCGAAAATAGTAATACCAGAATCTAAAACACTTTTGTAGTCACTAGAATCAAAAGAAGAATAAGAACTATCCTTTGAGGCCGTCATATTAAATAGATGAAAAACACCTGCTGTACTCATATTAGCTGTCTGCCAAAAATTAGAAACAGAAACATTAGAATAAATCTTGCTAGTTTTTTCGTTATCTATAATAACCAAAGGCGATACAGAGCCCTGCTCCACAAGCTCGCAAACTTCTTTTAGCGTCTCGTAAGCGTTAGCATTGACTCTCTTGCCCTCTGAATATTTTGGTAAAGCTAATATAACTCCAACTTTCTTAGAGTCCGAGTTAAGAGTCTCTTGTAGTTCTTGGGCTGTCTTAACTAATGGAACAACTGTTCCTGCTCCTGAACCGCCACCCGCTCCTGCGCAAACAAAAATCCTATCCAGATCTTCTCCAAAAGACCTTCTCATGAAATCTAAGACATCGTCCTTCTTTTCCTCAAAGCATTTTGCCGCAACGGATCTGTCTTTTCCTGCTCCACCTGAACCTATGCATAATTTATTATCCACGTGTACAGTATTTAAATCTTGTTGAGCTGTATTTACTACGCCAATTTTTCTATAACCAAGCTTGTGAAAACTCTCTGCTATTCTTGAGCCGCCTTGACCTGCTCCAATAAATGCAAATTTAAAAGCTCCCTCTACTTCGTCCTTTACTTCTTTTTTCTCTTCGGGTTCGGGAGGTAGTGGTATGTCTGGAACGACTAGATCTATATCTACGCCGCCCATATATTGATTAACGTCTTGTATATTGTCTTTATTTTCACTCATAATTAAATTTTACTTTCTAATAGTAAGCTAGCTAAATAATCATCTACTTGATGCTCACATGCTATAGCTTCAACTTCCTCTACTCTGTTATGATTTGTGTCGACAGGATTATCAATATAATCTTGCACTTTTTCAATCCATTTGTCTACTGGTTCATTAGCCATAATTACTTTGCAGACTTCATCAGAAATAGATCTAATTTTATTAGTCACTCTTTTATTTTCATATTTTAGCTTTAGGCTTTCTTGTACTTGAGCTTCAAGTTTTTGAGCATTAGCTAAGTTCTCTTTTATTTTTTCTACACTAAATTTAGCACTACCTGTCGTGTTCTCTCCTATAGGTGAGACCTTCTTAGTCGTTTGAGGGGAAGTTTCTCCTTCTGGTCTGCCAGCTTCATTACCACCTCCTATAAGCGGATTGTACAGTCCTTCATCTCTCAATTCTCTAAACTTCCTTTGAGAATCTATAGAGTCGCTTGGCTCTGGTAGTCTTCCAGACTCCATTGCCTGCATACCTTCTTCAGGAGTTAAAACACCGTACTGAAGCAATTGAGCAACAACTCTATTCCAAGTAGTTTTATCTTTTAGCTCTATCTCTTCAAAATGAGGAGTAGGAAAATTCTTAAAGCCTACAGACTTACAAATGTTTTTAATTTCAGGAACCAAAAATTGATTAATGAAAGCATCTCTACCCTGCTTAAGTCTTTCTATAAACACTTGCACTTTAATACTAGTATTAGCAAACTTTTCTTCTCCTACTAAAATATTATTTAAGCCCATTTGTATATCTTGATTAACTACGCTGTATTTTCTTGGGTCTAAAATTCCTGCAATGTCAGGTATAACAAATTTAGCTTCGGTCGTATAATCAGAAACTAGAACCTTACCTACAGACTGGTTCTCGAAAAGCTTCTGCATAGTTTCGATACTTCTTTGATTGACATTCAGGCTTCCATCTTTCATCTCAGAACCCATCGTTATTAAAAGTATAGCTTGGTTTGTGGTTCTGGTAATAGCCATATCCATCTTCTTCATTTCGGACTTCCAATTGATGTCTTCTAAAACTGGATAACCCATAGGTACTGAAAATGGCTCATAATCTTGTTTTTTATAAAACACGGGAGTTACTTTTTGTGGATCAAGTTTAAACGTAAGTATACCTACGTTTCTACCCTTGAGAGCGTCTTTTGTTTCTTTATCCAAAGAGTCATAAACTTCTTTATCCTCTTCTGTTCTTGGGTTCTTTAATCTCTCTAGTTCGTAATCACTTAAGACTTTATAATACTGCCCGGTGAAGAAAGATATGTTGCCGCCCATTTGAATGTCAGCTGGATTCAGAATTATATATCTTGACGGAAGAGTGCCTCCTTCTGCGGCGCTAATCAAGGAAGAGGTCCCATATGTTTGAGTTATCTTTTTTAAATCTTCTGGTTGAATCTTTGTATCGAACCTATGAATAAAGCAATTTCCAGATCTATAATACTCTCTGAAAAATTTATCAAGAAAACTTTGCATATCGATCTTCTTAAATAAAGCTTGTAAAAAGTCTCTTGATTTTTTGCTCCCTCCAGTAAAATAAATATTAGTAGAAGAGAACTCTGTCATTAAATCTATTACGTTTCTAAATACAGCAAAATTATAATAAGCCTTTTGACAAAGAACAACTGCGTCTCTAACATTAAGAGAGCTTTTATTTTTAACTCCTTTTGTGTATTTGAACGGAACTAAACCATTATCGATATTTTCAAACCTATTAGTCCTCTCTATTTGTCCTCCAACATTTCTTCGCGTTCTAGTTGATTGGTCAACAGTAGTATAAGGAGACGAAGCAAAGCTCGTCATCATGGGTTTTAGTTCCTCTTTATTTTTGTCTTTCTTTGTCATTTTAAGCTATCATTAAATGTCTACCGCCAGCGGCAGTGTTTCCACTCACGTAAAGAGCCCCTTCTGGTAAGCTTCCAGTATTGGGGTACACGGGTAAGTTTCTCATAAGTATCTGTAAGCCACTTATGGTAAATATATCTTTACCATATGGACCCATATTTATTCTATCATCCTCAAATATATCCATTAAAGGCATACCTGCTTTGTCAGTAACAGAAAAAACAGGAGCATCTGTATCGTAACCAGCAGCTAGAGTTAATAGGGCGCCGCTTGGGTCATTAAAGGTAATTGACTCATTAGCGTTAGCTATCAATTTTACTGAACCATCTCCAAAAGTAACTTTGTCTGTTTTTAAACCTGAGTTGAAAGTTTTCTCTGCGCTGAAAACAGTAGAGGATTCCGAGGTTATATTTGATACAGAAGTGCTAAGGCTTAAGCCTGTAGCATTTAAACTACTTTTTATATCTCCACTAGAAGTAGAAACATAGCCTGTCATTTCAGGATAACCAGCTAGCTTCATCCACCCAGCTCTTGTTACAGTATCTCCTGTAGCCACAAATAAACCTTGGCTATCATCATGACCTGAGGAATAAGCTAAAGCCCCAGTTATGGAGTCGGAAGCTTTAAAGTCTCCTGAGCCAGAATGATATATACTGCCAGATTTTAGAAATTCTCCACTTACTGTAGAGAAATTCCCAGAAGCTGTTTCTATTTCAGATTGCAAGTAGCCGCTTGCAGAGTTGGTATATGCTTCGGCATGCCCTGAGACATCTTTAGATTTTTGCCAATTTAATTCCCCTGAAGTATTTAGAGTGCCGCTAAGTTGAGTAGACAAGCCCGAAACTCTAGCCATTATATCCCCACTATATCCAGTAAAAGAGTTGGCTCCTCCTTCAGTTAGAGACACAAAACCAGACTTATTATCGTGGGTATAAAAACCCGAAGTATATGAATTTGAACCCGAGAGTTTCTTATTTAAGAAAACTCTAAAGCTCTCGGAGTCTACCTGACCAGTTTGAATACTAAATGGCATAACAGCTATTTTCGATTTATTTACACTTAAAAGAACATAACAGGCTCAAAACTTTCCTTAGTAATGTTATTTTCTGTGTTACTTATATCGTTATATAGCTTAAGACCCCAATTTGCCAACATTAATGCAGAATAATTATCTTTTCTGGCTTTATTAGGGGAATTAGACCTTTTAAGGTGTTGGGGTAGGTCGAAGTTCTGTGAACCCCTAGAAGTTGCTTTATGCTCCACTAAACTGCATTGTTTCTTGGTTTGATAGATCATATCGTCTTGATGCTCAATAAAATCAAGCATAGACCATTCTTTTCTGTCTTCTATAAAAATGAGTTTTTTAGGGTATGGTAATCTTATCGAGCTAGTTCTATTAAAAAACACCTCATTGGAAGCTGTCCTTGAGGCAAACCAAATTTTCTTATAATCTATGCAGGCTTGCAAATGCTCATTAGCTCTTCTGATAAAATTACTAGTAAATACTTGATTAAAACAAATTTGATTATTTTCTTTATTGTATTTTAATTTAGCTGTTCTTAATGACTTTTGGTATTCCAAGCCTTCTGCGTCTGAGTTCAAAGGTATGGTTTTTAAATTTATACCAGCATCTTTAAAAAATTGTGATTCATTACAACTATCTAAGTAAGTATCTGATCCAGCATTATCAAGACATATAAAAACAATATTAAAAGCTTGAAGAATATAAGCTAAATATTTTACATGGTTATTTAGGCTTCCTAATCCAGCATAAGAATGAACTAACGTACCTTGACCATTATCGTCGTCTATCTCCATTACTGCTATTGCAAAATAATCAGCAGTTGGGCTATCGCTCATATTAGGGTCAATACCTAAAACATAACGCTTTCCTAATCTGCCAACCATAAGAGTACAGGGTTCTTCTTCTCCTTTAAGAGTACAAAGCTCCATCTTCTTTGCGCTAAAATAACTATCGCTTCCATCAGTAAACTGAGCGCAATACTCTCGTTGAAAAGAAAAATGTGACGCTCCTCCTTCTTGAGCTTCTTCAATAATTGTCCTATCAATCATTTCTTCAGGTAAGGCTTCATACCCCATCTGAGAAACAAAATATTTTGCGTCACTTATATCTTCTGGAGATTGAATTTTACCAACCCATTCTTGGTATGTTTTATATAAATTTTCAAAAGTATAACTAGCTGAAGACAGGGCTATCATCTTAGATTTATTCTCAAACTTAGTCCTATCTTCTTCTTTAAGAACACCTTCTTCCACTAGTTTATCTTCTACCTCTTTTATCTCCATTCTACGTTTCATATCTTGAGGAGCTACAAGGAAAGGCATTAAAACATTTTTGATTATGTCTTCTGGTAGTAAAAGGTACTCATCCAGCACAAGTATGTTGGCGCGGAAACCACGTATTTTTTCTCCACTTAAAGGTATCGCTGTTATGGTCCCTCCATTTATCTTCCATTCGTATTGATCGTTTCTTTTGGTTTTTGCTCCAAAAGCTTGAGCTAGTAAAGTGGCTTCTTTGGTCTCTACTATTTTTTCTATGTTGTTAAAGATAAATCTTGCTGTACGGAAAGTCGGGCCAGCTATTAATATTTTAGTATTAGGCTCAAATATACATTGCAAGAAACAATAAATAGAAGCTATAAAAGACTTACCACAACCACGACCCCAAACGCACATACTAAAGTTTCTGTTAAACATTCCTCTAAGGGTTATCTCTTGGAAGGGAGCTAATTTTATTCCTGTAAGAAGATAAGTGGTGAAATATAGATTATTTCGAAGAAATTGAGCTAAACTTATTCTAGCTTCTTTATCTTCAAGGAAACCTTCTATCTTAGAAAGGCGTGCGTTTACATCTTCTACCTCTCTTAAATATTTTTCTGGCGAGGACCACATACTAAAAAAGATTTAAATCATAAGCTAATTGCAAGTCAAGTTTTTTATAAGTATCTCCCGAAAAGAATATCTTTCTGGTTACTCTGGTTGCTTCAGTTCTACCCTTAGCAAAAAGGAATTGTATGTTGTCATATCTTTGGATTATATCTCTGACGTTTCTCATTACGTACTCTGGCGTAACTTGAACTTTTTTAGTTATAAACTTTAAATAATTAAACTTCATCATATTGTCAAGACTATTCTCTACTACAACTATAACGTAAGCGTCCTGCTCTTTAGCTCTATCCATTTCCCTACAGAATCTCTCATATCCTCCAGAGAAAGTACCTATAAAATCTTTGGTTTCTTTTCTCTCGACGTAACAGTCGTTTCCATCTTTGTCTAACCAATAGTCAGCAAACTTAAGCCCTTCTCTTCTTGTTCCGTAGTTTATATTCAAAGGTTTTTGTTCTCTTGTATCAACTACAATCTCGTAACCTTCCTCTATATTCTCTTCTATCTTTTCTTTGGGTATGTTGTTAAACCTTTTTGACAAACCAATCTTTTCGCATAGATTATAATAGTTACCAAAAAGTTTTTGATAGTAAAAAATAGGAGGCATCATAGAGGACCTCATCTCAACTTGAGTAGGTGAACTTTTGATTTTTCTTCTTTCTATTCTATCTTTAATAACTTGAATACAAAATTTCCTAGCATCCTCTTCTGAGGCTGACTCTAAATACTTTTTCATATTAGGTCTGGAATTAAAGTAGTTAGAAAAGTAATGAGCTTTATTTTTAAATTTAATTAAATCTCCTGTAAGTAAATCTCTGCGCGGATAATATTTTTGATAATACTCCGCCATTCTCATTTTATGCTTCCTTAAATGCATATGAAGAGCCTTCTCTGTTTCGAACTCTTCTCCATCTATTTTGCAAGTATAGACCATCTTCATACAATCTTTTAAATCTTTAACCATTTACAGCCTCCTCTACAGATAAGCCAAAAATTCTAGCTTTTACTTCGTCTATAGTTGAGAGCTTACCAACCTCGTCTTTAATAGTTTTCTTCCTTAATTCTGCCATTTTAATAAGCTCTTTTCTGCTTTCTTCTTCTTTCCAAGTCTCAACTAAATTGAGAATACTGGCGTTGTCTTGGACTTGTTTGCTGAGCCTATCGCTACGTTTCTGTTTTAGGTCGCTAAGTAATTTATGCTGTCTGTTTACGCATGAGTTATATTCGCTTTGGGCTGTATTGATAGCTTCAACCAGACTCATTGATATCCTTCGGCCTTCGTTGTCGTTAGCCGTCTCGTCTAAAAGCCTTTGTAGCCTACCGACTCTTCTCTGTATGTTTGATGCTATAACCACTTCTCCGGAAAGAACTATGTATTGATCAACTTCTTCTTGTGTTAGATCTGGTTTGTTGTAAGTATATCTTACGAACGAAGACTCGAATAGCTCTCTTTCTGTTTCGTTCCGGTAGTTACTCATTTGATGTATGAATCTAAAAGTATGAAGATAGCTCATGAGCCGCTCTATATCTTTTTTTTGCCTAGGGGTGACCTTGTCTTTGTCTATACCGCTGTCGAGAACAAATCTATTTATTCTGCTTAACACTCTATCTGGATGTTTAGGCGGCTTATACTCAAATACTGCTTCTTCTTCGTTTTGAGTCTCTTCGAAATCTTCCCCATCTAAGCTCTTGCAGTATTCTGTAACCATCCTTGTTTCCGCACTAAGGCTCGTGAGTTTGTCGTTTAGAAATAATATACGAGACATTTCCACGTATTTCATTGTCCCTCTATTGTTTCTGATAAACTCTTTCTGTTCGTCTGATAAACTCGGCTTTTCGACTTTTTGGTATTCGCTGGCTGGAATAGCGTTTAGATCGATTTCTGACAAAAAGGCTTTAACCGCTCTACCCTCTTTGCTTCTACCGTCTCTTCCTGTGAATCCTGCTACATTTTGTATTAAATGCATTAGGGAGACATCGACCTTCTCGCCCCTTAAAAACTTATCTTTAGTTTCTATTAAAGCGGCTTTCTGTTCGTCGTTTAACTTGAAATCATCTGAACTCATAACCAATCTATATCATCCTTTTCTAATATTTTTTTAGCTTTAATTATAATAGATTTTTGGATATTTTTAATTTGTTTGTATCCGGGGCATCTATTTTTTTCTGAAGTCTTAAAGTTTAATTCTTTTGCTATCTCCTTTTCTGGCTTGTTGTCAATATAGAAGCCTTGGTAAACTACCCACTCATTATGCTTTAAAACTTGCTTTAATTTATTGTGCATTTTGGAAATACCATTTTCTAAACTTATCGCGTCTTCTGATCTATTGTCCACTTCCGACTTGTGGTTCTCTAAAGGTAATGCCATTTTGACATCATAAGCCGATTTCTTCTTAGATACCCATCTTGCATATAGAGGGCACCTAGAATCTTGTGTCCCGTATATTGTGCATGCTGATTCAGATTCCGCAGCCGCGCACCTAACACAAGGCTTGCAATAGTTAGTATAATTATTTCTTACTAGGTTTTTAAGCTGATTTGATATTATTCTATTCAGCCAAGGCAATAAAGGTTTTGACTGGTCGTATAAATGCCATTTCTTGAATATGTGTATTTTTAAAATTTGAGAAATATCTTCAAAGTCCATCCAAGTTATTGACGTTAAAGTCCACTTGCCTTTTCTTTTATTTATTTCTTCGTTTATTATTTCGATACTCTCTTCAAAATTAACCTTTTTCTTTTTCTTTGTTTTCGTCTTTTTTTTAGCCGCCATCTTCAGGACTTTCTTGAGGTACTGGCTTCATAAGATTTGATAATGTTTGGGAATTTTTAGTCCCGAAAACACATCCTTCGATGTCTAGTTCTAGTGGAGGTATGTTAGTGCTTATTTCGATTATTTCTTCTACTTCTTCGGTTTCAGCTTTAACTTCTCTTTTTTCTGGCTTCTTAGTGGCCTCTTTGAAAGAAACCCCGCATGAAGAACAAAAGTTTGGAGCCTCTAACAAAGATGAAACTTTGGATAATACCCATGGGTTAGAATTACCACAATGACTACAATAAGTTACTTTTTTATACTTAGACATATTTTTTAAAACCAAGCAAATAGTTATTACAACTAATTATACTTTTAGAAAGAAAATTATGGCTTCCTTCACTAATAACGATAAAGTTAAATACACTATAATAAAAAGAAGACCGCATAAAATATATGACGCTGATGGGCTATGTGATCCCCCCGATTACAAAAACCCTAAGATTCATGTAGCTCAAGACTTACCTCCTAAAAGAGAGATGGCGGTAGTTCTAGAAGAAATAATGCATGCTTTTTTCTGGGATATATCAGAAAAAGAAGTCAGGAAGTTTTGCTCAACAGCCACGCGCATCTTACATAGCGATGGTTGGAGGAAAACCGAAGACTAAGTGTGAGGATTAACTGATAAGTCTTTAAATTTAGTTACTAGGAACCTAACAAGCTCTGACCTAACTACGTCGGACTCATCAAATTCAAAAGTATTAATGCCAAAATCTTTACTTGCTTCATCCCCGAAAAGGTCTTGAACTTTTTCGTATCCGCCTCTAGCTCCATTTTTTAAGTCTGTTTGAGCAGGGTCAGCTAGAACAAAACATTTAGAGCCCATTCCCAATCTAGTCAATACTGTCACTATTTCTTTTAAAGTGCTGTTTTGGCATTCATCAAATATCAAACACTTTGAGTTCCAGCTCATTCCCCTGCAAAAATTAACTGGATAAGTGGAAACCCTTTCGTCTTTTTGTAGTTTTTTTATTACGTTAGGGCATACAAGCTCTTCCATTTTATGTAAAAAAGGAAGATTATAGAAGTGCAGTTTTTGATCTGCATCTCCGGGAAGGAACCCCATTCGTGAATCAGAACTTTCAACTGCAGACCTTATGTAAACTATTTCGGAAACTTTTCCTTCGTTCAATAAATGTAAAGCGCAATATACGCTTAGTAGGGTTTTAGAGCAGCCCGCTGGTCCTTTTGCAAAAAGTATTTTGGACTCTTTGGCTAGGGCTATATTTATGAACTGTTTTTGTTTATCAGTCCAATCGAAATTTTCTATATGAAACTTCTCTCTGTGTCTTATGGGTTCTCTTTGCAGAGCTTTTCCCTTAATATTCTCCAAGTCTAAAGAATTGGCCAGCTGATCGAATTTTAACTTTGGCATGATTAAACTAGCGGATTAAGCTTCTTCTTCCATTGGTTTGATTTTTTTCTCTAATCTCAAACCTTTTATGTCTTCATTAGCAATATCTACTTTAGTTTTAGTGTCGTTAAAGTAAAACGTAGTACTTCTTAATCCTACTCTTACAATCCTACAAACTCTTCCTCCCATAATGTAAACATCATCAGATTTTATACCGCCAAATAGAGACATAGAAATTGCAGCTGCAAAACTAGTAATGGTCTCTTTGAAAATA